TAATAAAGGTAATGAATATGAAGATCATTTAGCTGAGAGTTTTGCTAAGTTTCAAGATCATGGTGGTAAGTATCCTGGTGATGTTACAGAGATACTTAAAGCAGTATGTGGTGATAATCCTGGCACTTGTTATATCAGATCACAACAGGAGGGTGGTAAAAACAAACCAAGACCTATGAAATATGATGGTTCTTTTTATATCTCAGCAGAGGGTAAGAAGACAGAAGACATAGGACCGACTGTCACAGATATTACAATATGGATAGCTGACCCTCAAGGTAAAAAAGAGCAACCAGTATACCTATCAGTCAAGTTCGGACCAACTTTATCGTTCTTTAATATAGGTCTTAAAGGTGGTAAAAAAGATTCACTTAAAATTCTTCCCACTCAAGATTTAGAAGATGGTAAATTAAACCAGATGGGTGAGGACTTCTTGGATATGTTTAACATTAATCATGGAAAATTTATAGAGACATTCCAGAAGTATGATAAAGATGCTGAAACACCCGCAGTACAAGAGCATAGAGAATCATATACAGTCAAAGGAAAGGCAAAGACAAACTTACAGAAATTTATAAAGAGTGGTGTGGGTAAAGGTTACTGGATGGTACATAGAGACAAGGATGGACTACACGTTTTTAATATTAATGATGCGTACCTAAAGAGTGCTAGTACATTAAAGAGTGACAACATAAACATAGACTATGGTGGAAAGGATGGAACTGGTAAGAGAGTTAACATTGACTTCTCTACTAAAGAGTATGATTTTAGTGTTAATATTAGAACTAAGTCACAAGCTGAAGTATATCCTGGTTATGCTAACGGAGATTATAAAAAGAACTAATGGCAAACGTAACTCAACTCAAACACTTAGAACATATAGAAGATGAGATGCTCAACTACGGAGTAGATGGGTGTTGGGCAGCAGTGTCTGCTATGAAAGAGATGCTTCGTATGTTAGGTAAGAAACCTAGCACTGGTTACATGCAGACTAAATGGGACGGAGCTCCTGCTGTTATATGTGGACAGCATCCATACACAGGTAGGTTTTTTGTAGGAACTAAGTCAGTATTTAATAAGGAGAACCCAAAGATATGTTTCTTTGATGAGGACGTAGATGCATTCTATGAGGGTGACCTTGCTGATAAATTAAAAGCATCTCTAAAATATTTTCAACAACTAGGTATCAGTGGTGTAGTACAAGGTGACTTGATGTTCACTTCTAAAGATAAAAAGTTTGAAACAATAGAGGGTGAGGAACTTATCACCTTTAGACCTAACACAATTACCTATGGATCTCCTGTTGATAGTGACATGGGTAAAGCAATCGCTAAGGCAGAGATTGGTGTAGTATTTCATACTCACTATAGTGGTGAGTCCTTAGCAGAAATGCAAGCAAAAGCTGGTGCTGATGTGACATCAGATATAGATGGGTGTGTAGTGATAAACAATGACACACCGATGACAGATGTATCAGTTGATCCTCAAACAATTAAGAAGTTTGAAGCTAACGTCACAGTCATAGATCGGATGTGTGGGAAGTCTGGTAAGTTTTTAGATCATCTAGTAGATAACATGGATACTAAAGGTGATAAGAAATTCCATGTAGCATCATATCTTAAACAGTTTTTCAATGCGGAGATCAAGGCATCTCGTAGTGTCACTGATCCTAAGAAAGCACTCAAGTCATTAGGTGAGTTCTACCATGGAAAGATGACTAAGGAAGTGGCTAAGATGAGGAGTGTACAGAAACAGGCAGAGAGAAGGAAGATGTTATATGATGGTCTAACATACTTAGAAGACAATGAGGGAGCGTTTCATGCTATGTTCAATCTCTACAGAAAGATACAAGAGAATAAACAGATAGTTATAAGTGCTCTTGATAAATTAGAATCATTTAAAACATTTGTACAGACTGATAAGGGATATAGGGTCACCTCACCAGAAGGTTATGTGTTACATCACAACGGAGACATGATCAAACTTGTAAATAGAATTGAGTTCTCTTACATTAACTTCACACTGGCAAAACAATGGAGATAATAGATTATAAATGCGTGTACTTCACCTTTGGTAGGTTCCAACCTCCAACGATAGGTCATGCTGAGAACTTCAATGCTGTGGCGAGTAAGGCAGGAAGGTGTGACTATTACATCTATCTTTCACAGACACAGAAGCAAGGAACTGACCCACTACCTCCTGATAGGAAACTATACTATGCTAAAAAGATATTTCCTAATCTAAAGGGTAACATTAGAACAGGTAAAGATCCTGTTGCTATACTGTCAGAACTACAGTCACAGGGATATGATGATGCTGTCATGGTGGTAGGTAGTGATCGTGTACAGGCAATGCAGTGGATCAAAAGATATAATGGCAAGGACTATACCTTTAGGAAGTTAGATATAATATCATCAGGTCAACGTGATGCTGATGGAGATACCTTTACTATTTCTGGTACTAAAATGCGGAGAGCAGCAGCAGCGGGAGATTTTCAATCCTTTAAAGCAGGGATACCAAAGGCTTTAGGACCTAAAGAGACGCGGAATTTAATGGATGAAATAGCAGAACTGTTATAAATAAAACTGTAAATAAGATTAGAGTTTGATGAAATCATTCGGAGATTTCAAAACGATAAGAAAAGAAGTCAAGGATCAAGGCATTCGTGACAAGTATTATCGTGAAGAAATTTATAAGGTAGGTGAGTGGGTACTCACTGAGAAGAACAACGTAGGAAAGATCGTACGTCGAGGTCCTAACTACCTTATCTGTGTAACAGCTGAAGATACAAAGTTCCGTACATGGGTCAAAGATGTCAAGGAAGTCTTTGAAATTGGTACGGATGCTCATAGAGAATATGTTATGTCCTTGACACCTGGTCAGAAGGTACAGAAACCTGAAGGCACAGTGGCAGTCAAGCAAACTATACCAACAGACCCCAAAAAAGATAAGATGGACAACCATGAATCCCTAGTTCAAGCAGCAGTTAAAGCATTGAACGAGTACTCACCAGTACCACCAACGCCAGTAGCACCAGTGGGAAGTGAAGGTACAGCTAACAAGAACCCTAAAGGCACTGGTGGTGCTAAAGGTATAGGTGGCGGTGACGCACCTGGTATGAAGTTGGCAGAACCAAAGGGAACAGATGGCAAACCAAGCATCAAGAAACCAAAGCATGCTTGTGCTACTAAGGTTGAGCATACAGAGTGGGGAACAGGAAACTGTCTTAAGGAACAGCATACACTAGACGAAGAAGGAATCGTAACACACTACGATGTTATGTTTGAGCATGGTCTAGAGAAGAATGTACCTGTACAGACTCTAAACGTTCTTGATGAAGCAGTTCATGAGCATGCTATTAACCATGATAAGAACAAAGAAGTTCTTGAGCATCATCAGAAAGATGAGAACGGTAAAGTAATCGAGCATGAGGAAGAAGATACAACACCTAGTTCAGTAGAAGAAGATACTGTTAAGGAAGGAGGATGGGCAGCAGTAGGAAAAGCTGCTCTAGCAGGAGCAAGAGCTGGTGCTATTGACGGTGCTATAGGTGGTGCTATGGGTGCTGTTGCTGCTAAGGCGAAGAAGAAATCTAAGAAAGAAGAGGTTCAGTTAGAAGGTAAGAAGAAAGGTCTCTATGCTAACATTCATGCTAAGAGAAAGCGTGGTGAGAAGATGCGTAGTAAGGGTGACAAAGGAGCACCAACTGAGAAAGACTTTAAAGACTCAGCAAAGACAGCTAAGAAAGAATCATTTACTTTCAAAGCATTCAGGAGTGTAACTGAAAAAAAGTAGTAGGTCCCGTTGAGATTATGCCTGAGATCGACGATGCCGATGGATCTCAACCGCACCTTAAAGGGGACAAGAAGATGCCAAAGGTACCGAAACAAAAGGTAAAGGAGGCATGTAATCATACAGAGAAGGGTGATGAATGTCCTGTACATGGCACAAAAGATTGTGCGACTGTAAAGGAGGAGGCACCAAAAGGAAAAAAGTATGCTAGGATGGTCAAGCATATAAAAAAGAACTATCCTAAAGACAAAGAAGGTATTGCTTATGCTACTGCTTGGAAGTATAAAAATGAAGAGGAGAATTAATGACGTATAAAGCATCTGATAGATTTACACCTTACGATTGGTGGTTCGATGAGAAGATACCGAGAGCAAAGTATGGAAATCTACAGTGTTGGTTGTATGACCACAAGAGAGAAGAGAAATATATAAATGCGTATGATATGTTGGTAGGTAGCTGCCTTTATAAAATGAAATGGGGATGTGGTAGTGAGGAAAATTTGGTACGAGGACAGATTAGGAAGCCTTAGTTCCTATAAGAATTTAAAAGAAAACTATAAGGAAATAATTCCAGAGATACTAGAGTTCGTCAAGGAGAATGATTACTTGATGGAGGAATGGGTCATGGATAAATGGGTAGATGATACAAACTTAGGAAGAGTACAACTATGGGATGGTGCCTGGCGTGTCATCCCTTTCCCTATCAATGCTGTAGGTTGTACAGCTGTAGATGGTGACTACCAACTCAGTGAGATGGTATCATTCACTAAGCTCTTCAACACCACACTTGATGAGGTCAAGAGGTTAGGTCCTAAGATCTATGACAGTTTCATACGTTGTTGTCCCAAGACAGCAGCGTACTTAGAAGAGGATATCCTTAAGAAATTGTTAAAGTCCGCAACAATATCCCGTCTTTCACCAGGTACTAAGATAAA